CTTCTTTGAATTTAGTATTCATATACTCCATATACATCTTTCTTCCTAAATCACGAACTTCATAACAATCAATAACTTGCATTCGATCATGAGCCGCTAGTTTTAATTCCTCAAAATACGTTGGACCGGCAGTTGGGTTATTCAAATCATCTTTACCGTGATTCCATGAACCAATACGTTTATTTAAAATTTTACAAGCAACACGTAATAAATCAGGGTAAAAACCGTAAGGTGTTACAATATAACCAATAAATTCACTACACGGACCTGTTCTTAATTTAGTTTTAAACCCCAATTCTGCACATATCTTAACACCTCTCTCACAAACTTTAATATCATCACTCATAATATCAGAATCATCACCTTTAAAACCAGCATAAACAAAATCATTCAAAGGAAACATCAAACCATTCAAACACATACACAACCAAGTATTAAAATCTAAAGTAAAAGGTTCACCAGAATGTTTTTTGGCATAACCAATAAATTTACAATACCCAGCATAAGAAGTTGACCACTCTAAACGATGTTTTCTATACAGCATTACAAATAAATCATTACACCCTAATCTTTTTAACATTCTACACTCATTTTCAATGGTAATCTCATTTTGAGAGGTGTCATATTCTTCCATATCATTTTCAGCATAAACATATCTAATACCTTCTTTCCTATTTTTTTGAATGTTAGCACCAATAAAATTACCAATTTCAACATCAGACAAACCATTAGCAAATATAACATTATCTTTCATACACAAACGCAATTTTCTACTAAATAATCTACAATAAGCAGCATAAACAACATTTAACATTTTACCCCACGAATTAACACCTTGCCCTAATTTTTGTTTAGTTATCATTTCATAATCAGAATCATATTTATCTTGTTTTTTCATAAAATAATCAATAGCTAATAAACCGGTTTTTTGGTCCAAATCACTAATATCTAAATCAAAAGTTGTAGGTTTCAAATTCTTTTTCTTATTCAATTTAACACAATAATCAATAAAACATTCACTCCATTCCTCTTGTGTAGTATACATAACACTATTAAATTCCTTACTATCAATTTTATATTTCAACCAAATATTTGCACCACGTTCTAAATTTAAAACACCTTCATTAATTTCCTCATAAGTAAACTTATGGGTTTTCAAACCGTATCTGCCTAATAATGTTTTTGTTGCAGTGAAAAAATCTTTACTATCATAATTTCTAGCTGTATTAAATTCGGTTAAATATGTTCCTTTTTCCACATTTTCAGGTACACACACGATATCAGGGTTGATCATAGCTTTACCTTGTTTAACAGTAGGCAAATCAATAGTACGCACAGATTTAAAAGTTCCAGCAGTACCATAGATATTAATAAATTTACCAATAACATCAATAACCCTATTTAAGTCATAATTATCCCTTTTATCGTGCATAACATGATCATCAATCTTACACAATTTAATAGCATCAAATCTCTCAATCGGTCCATCACTAAAATCACTATACAACGTTTCAGAAGTAACAGGTATTCCGTTCATCTCCATCATACGTTCCATAGCATTACCTTGTATACATAAATCATAATTACAAATATTTTTACCCACAACAATCAATGAATTAGAATGCCTTGACATAGCGACATTAATATGTCTAGGCATACGATCAGTTAAAATTAAATCATTAATATCATTATAAAAAACAACATGTTCATCTTGACCACCTTGATATTCATGGACGGTATTA